CCCCGCAAATGTCCAGGTTTGCGCACGCACGGTGCAAAAATCCAGGATCTTCCGCACGATAGCCGCCACCGATCCGGCCGCTACGAGGTGCAGGGTGTCTACGCCGACCGCCGATCCTGCCCGCTCGTCGCCCTCTGGGGCGGCCCCTCGGACGCGCCGTGACCAGCTCGTCGACGAGGTTCGCGAGTGGGAGCAGCTGGCGGCCGACTGCACCGATGGGCGCCCCAAGGAGCGGTTGGATATTTTGAAGGGCCTGCAAGCAAAGCGGGCCGAGCTCCACGCACACGACGCCGCGCAGCGCATCAAGGCGCTCGACGTCGAGCGCGCAGCGCGCGAGCGGTCGGCGCTGGCGCTGTCGGCGGGCAGTCACGTCGCCGCCCTGGGCCACGCGCGGCAGGCCGAGTCCGAGCGGATCGCCAGAGAGGAGCGCGAGCGCGCGGCACGTGATCAGGCACTGGCGCGCGAGACCGCGGCCTCGGCTCTGGCGCAGCTCGTCGACCGGCTGCGGGCGCTGCCGGCGGGGCAGCTGCGGCGCGTGGTCGACGGCATCGGGTCGGCCCTGCACCTGGCACCGGGCGTCCCCTGCCCGTGCTGTGGCAGGCCCACGGGCGAGGGCGCGGTCGAGGCGCCGTCGGGTGTCGCTGCGGCGGTCCCTGCGCTGCGGCCGGAGTACGCACCCGACCAGACCGCGCAGGAGGCCTCAGGAGCGCGACCGGTGGTCGGGGCGCCGGCAGTGCTGGCGCAGGCGCCGGGCGCGGTCCTGGCGGCGCCGGCTGCGGCAGGGCCCGGCCCGCGGCCCGCGCCACGTCTGCCGCGTCGTGTGGTCGGCGCGCCTGGCGGTGACCAGTGACCGACAGCCCGGTCGAGGTCGTCGACCCTGCCGAGGTCGAGCGGCTGCAGCCCGACGATCCGATCTGGCAGGCCTGTCTCGCACTGGACCGGTACGACGCCGCGGCCGCGCGAGATCCGCTGGCCTGTTTTCACCCGACCGCGCCACAACGCGCCTTTTTCCAGTGTCGGGCCCGCCGTGTTCTATTCCGGACGGGGAATCAGATCGGCGGCAAAACGACGGCGGGCTGCGTGATCGCGCTGTGGTACGCGACCAAGACTCACCCGTATCGGCGGGTCCCTCTGGGTCCGTGTCTGATCGCGTTCATCTGTGTGAATCGGTCGCAAAGTTTAGCGATCCAACGCAAGATGTGGGAGTTAGCGCCTAAGGCGAGCCTTGCACCGGGTCAGGCGTTTCACCCGACCAACGGCCTAAACGCCAACAATCCGGCGCTACGCTTTGTCGACGGATCAGTGATCTATATCAGGACTGAGGAGCAGGGCGCTAAGGGTATGGCCGGCTCGACGCTGCACCTCGTGATCTACGACGAGCCCCCCAAGACGCGGCAGCTATATAGCGAGCTCGAGCGCAGGCTCACCCGCACCGGCGGGCCGATCCTGCTCACGATGACGCCCGTAAATGCGCGGATCGACTGGATTAGAGACATGGCGCAGTCGGGCGCTTTGGTCGATCTGCACTACCGGGCGACCCCGGAAAATTGCACGCTCGAGGACGGGACGGTCCTAACGGTGCCCGACCCCGACACCGGCGGCTGCGTGCCGATGGACGCGGCCTGGCTCGCAGCGGAGAGGGCCAAGGTCAACCCAGTCGAGGAGCCGGTGCGGATCGACGGTGAATGGGAGTTTCGCGCGCAGGGCGCGATCTTCTCGGGCTGGGATGCGGCGCGCATGCTGGTCCCGTCGCTGCTCGACGCCGAGGTCGGGCCGTCGGCCTGGCAGGATGCGCAAGCGGCACCCCAGCCTGTCGGGCAGCCCCCGCGGCGGGCTCTGGGCTTCGAGTACCTTCTCGGCGTGGACTACGGGACCGACAGCCTGCGCACGTCGGCGGTGCTGTGCGCTGTCGCACACGACCCGATGGCAGACCCCAGAGACACGCGCGAGACTCGGGTCTGGGTCGTCGCCGAGTACGTCCCCAGTGGACCGACGACCGTCGAGATGGATGCTGACAGCATCCTCGCCCTGCTGTCGGCGCGAGGCCTGCGGTGGACCGACTTGTCGGGTGTGTACGGCGATAAAAAGCTGACCGACGCGAGCGGCAGAGAGACGCGCAAATCTAACGGGATGCTGGCCTACCAGATCGCGCAGCGGCTGGGCGTCGGGTCGTCGATGCTGCGGCCCTTGGTGCTGTCGGCCAAGCGGCAGCCGGGCGTCGGTCGGCTCGGCAAAGAGGGCGCATTGTGGCCGTCGGTGCACTGGATCAACGGGCTGATGATGCGCGGGCAGCTCCTGGTCGACTCGCAGTGCGAGCACGTGCAGCGCGCGGTCGAGACCTGGGACGGGACCGAGCGCCACAAGAGCAAAGACGCGCTCGACGGTCTGCGCTATGCTCTGGTGACTCACTGGGCGATGGCGCGGCGCCGCGGCGGTGTCGCAGCGCCGGCCGCCCGTCTGTGGTAGGTGGTCTGATGATCTCGCCGCGTCCCCCGTCGTCCAGCCCCTACGCTCGCCCCCCGGCCGACGTTGAGCACACACAGCTCCGTCTGCGGCTGCTCGACGGTCAGGCCGTCGAGGATCAGCGTCTGTACGTGCGCCGTCGTGTCGGCGAGGTCAGAGCGCGTGCCTGGGGGCAGCCTCAGCGCGCGACCTGCCCGCTGGCAGATCTGGCGGCGGCGGTGTCGGTGCTGTACACCCAGGACCCGACGGTGTCGCACCCTGCGGCGGTCGAGGGACCCGGCGGCCGTCTGGTCGTCGCGGACGTCGTCGAGAGGCTGCGGCTGTCTGGATGCTGGCAGGTTCTCGCCGAGGCGCAGCGACTGTGCGAGGCGCTAAACGAGGCGGCCGTGCACGTCGACGTCGAGGACGGCGCAGTCGTCTGGCGCGTCGTGACCCCAGATCTGCTCGAGGGTGTGTCACTGCCCGGTCGACCTGGCGAGCCCGGCCTGCTGCGCGAGTGGCGGCCCCGCACTGTCGCCGGTGTCCTGCAGTGGTGCGCGGACGAGTACGACGTGCGCGACGTCGATCGGCCCGTGTTTCGGATCGTGGACGCGGACGGCGCAGACGTGACGGCGCTCACGATCGGCGGGGACTACAGCGGCGACGCGTACCCCTGGCGATACAGCCCGACCCCGCGCTATCCCCTCGGCAGACCCTTTGTCCCCTACTCCCTGCGGCACGCCGATCTCGCACCGCGTCGCCTGTTCAGCGCGTGGGGCCGCGTCGAGACTGTCGACGCCACCCTCGAGGCCGGCGCGATCGATACGATGATCAGCCATGTGTGCTCACAGGCGTCGTTCCCGACGACTTACGCTGTCGGGTGTCGCTTGGCTGCGGAGCAGATCACGCTGAGCGACGGCCGCGTCGTGGCGCGTGCACCGGTGCTTGACCCGGCCGCGATCCACGAGCTCGAGGCAACCGGCGAGGCTGGGGTACAGCCCCGGATCGACGTGATCCGTAATGAGACGGACCCGCTCGTTCTGATGGACGTCAGCGAGCGGATCGTCGCACGCTGCGCGACGGCGTGGGGTCTCGGGCCGAGTGACGTCCAGCGTACGTCGGCAGACGCGCGATCTGGGATCGCGCTGGCAGTCTCGTCTGAGGGACGGCGCCGGATGCAGGCGTCCAGAGCCCCTGTCTACCGACCGCACGACGAGCGACTGATCGGCAAAATGTCGGCGCTGCTGAATCGGGCGGCAGTCGGCGGGATCGTGACCCGGCCGGAGTCGGGCTGGCAGGTGGCCTACGCACTGTCTCCGCTGAGCCCCCAGGAGCGGTCGCAGCGGCAGGCCGAGGCGCAGGCTCTATACCAGCTCGGGGCGATCACGCTGGCAGAGCTGCGGGCGCAGATCCTGGGCGAGACCACGGCGCAGGCGCAGGCGGCGCTCGCCGCCGTGCGAGACGAGCGCACCGCTGCGGCAGCCCCCGCCCGTGACCTGGTGCGCGAGGCTGCGCAGGACGCGGTCGACGCGCTGGCCGACGGCGAGGACGCGCTAACCGTCCGCGCTTTGCTGGCGGCCGTGCTCGACGATCAGAGCGACGACGTGATCGAGGACGGCGTCTGATGCCGCGCACTGTCCGGCCCCCAGAGGACGTCGCACGGGCGGCCCGCCGAGGCCTGGAGCTGCGCGCGTCGCTGCCTCCGTCGCGGCGCGGCGGGACTGAGATCGGCGTGCGGCGAGCGGTGCAGCTCGGCAATCGGCAGCCGGTGTCGGCTTCGACGATCGCGAGGATGGTGTCGTACTTTGCGCGGCACGAGGTCGATCGCGAGGGCGAGGGCTGGGGCGTCGACAGCAAAGGCTGGCAGGCCTGGCTTTTGTGGGGCGGTGACGCTGGCAGAAGCTGGGCCAACAAGTGGCGCGATAAGATGCACAAAGGAGCCGACCAATGAGTGATGACACAACCCAGACCAACACGCCGCCCCCCGCGGCAGCCCCTGCACCCCAGATCGACCCCGACGAGGAGGCGCTGCTATCGGCGCGGTCGATCCCGGCTGACAGATTCCGGCAGGTGATCGGGCAGCGAAACGACGTGCGCGCAGCTCTGGCGGCAGCCGAGGCGCGCGCGGCCGAGCTCGACCGTCGGGCGGCTGCGCTCGAGGCCGATCTGCAGACTGAGCGGCGGTCCCGGTCTCGCCTCGAGGTCCGCGCCGACCTTGGGATCGACGACGACGACGACGCCGATCGGGTGCTGACTGCCTGGGAGCGCGCGACCGCCGATCGTGCACCGGCCGACCGGCCGCGGGTCAAGGACTGGATCACGAGCGATGGCGTGCTCGACAGCCTGCCCCGATCGATCCGCACGGCCTACGGGTCTGCCTGGCAGGGGAGCGGTGTGCAGGCGACCGTCCCTGCGGCGCGTGCCGTGGCCGGGGCGTCAACGCCGACCCAGGCGACGCCGTCGACGAGCCGTGGCACGGCCCCCGCGCCGGGCGGGTCGCGCGTCGATCCGGGCGCGGCGCTGACTGCTGAGCAGACCGCGCAGCTGTGGCGCCGTCTGGCGCGCTGACTTGCAGCGCCCCCGCGCTTTGGCTACTGTGCGAGGGACTGCCTACACTGGCAGGCCCCCCACGGCTCACCACCGGTATCGGGTGTAGGGGCGGACGAGATCTCACCCAGGCGCGATCGCGCCGTCTCTCTGCCGGAGTGCCACGATGGCCACGACCTACACCTCTCAGGCTGTTACCGACAACCTTCTCCCGTACAGCACTGTCCTCGCGACCAGCGGGTTCCTGCAGGCGATCCAGGACGAGCTGAGCCTCCTGGCTCACCCCGCGATCGTCGACGTCGCCGGTCTGATGCCCCCCGACTTTTTTGTCGGAGCGCCGACCAACGCCACGTTCCGTATCCCGGTCGATATGGCGACTCCCTTGATGACGTCGACGACCGAGACGACTGACGTCGTCGGCCCGACCACGATCGACTACTCGACCGCGACTATCAGCACTGGCGCGTACGATATCGCGTTCGGCGTGAGCGACGAGCTCCGCCGTCGCGACGCTGTCAACGGCTACCAAGTCGTGCGGATCGCGGGCAAGATCGCGCAGTCTGCGCAGCTTACCGTGACCAACTTGATCGTCGCTCTGGCCGGATCGGCGTCGAGCTCGGTCGGCACGTCGGGCAGCCCCCTGACCTGGGATATCGTGCTCGAGGGTCGCGACGATATCGTCGCCGCTGGTCTGTCGGCCGCGACCGGGCCGTTTGTCGCGATCCTGCACCCGGCGCAGTGGGCCCTCGTCCGGCAGGACCTGGCCGCCGCGACTGGCGCCCGCGCTGAGCGCCGCGAGCTCGATATCGCGCAGATGAGCATGCCCGTGGGCTACCAGGGCAGCTACGACGGGATCGACGTCTACACCTGCGATCGCGTCGCGCTGAGCTCTGGCGACTATACCGGCATGGTTTTTGCCTCTGGCGCGATCGGTCGTCTGCTCGTGCCCCCGGCCGCTGCGGCGACCAGCGAGATCCGCGTGCTCGATCTGAGCCCGGTCTGCGCCGTCGAGGAAGTGCGCAACGCTGCCGACAAGTCGATCCAGCTCAACGGTCAGATGACCGTCGGCGTCAGCATTTTGCGGCAAGAGCTGATCCGCGGCGTCGTCTCGACCGGCGCCTGATCACCTATCCCCCGTGCCTGATAGCACCGGGGCCCCCTCTCTCTCTCGTCGGGCCTGATAGCCCCCGGAGCCGACCGTGTCTGTCCTACTGCCTCGCCGACCGGCTGCCCCTCAAGCGGCGCAGATCGGTCTCCGTCTGCCGGCCTCGCCGGCGTTTACAGCGATGGCCCACCCGTCGAGCTGGTCGCTCGTGCGGGACAACAGCGGCGCGTGGTATCTGCTGCCCCGACTCGTGCAGATCGTGCATATGGTGGGCGTGAACGGCGTTCGCGTCAGTCGGGGCGAGGACGGCCGCCCTGTGGCAGACCCCAGCGAGGCGATCCGCGATCGGCAGGCGCAGGGCTGGGTCCTGGTGCCTGAGGTCGACGTGTACGCGCACGGGCAGACCTGGGGGCACTACTGTCTCGGGCACCGCGTCGTTACTGGCGTGGCGTACCGCTGGGCGTGGGAAGCCCCCCAGGTTGCCCACGGGCGGTCTGTGGTGCAGGTGGATCGCGACGCCGAGGTCGCGTTTCGGCGCTGGGTCGGGTCCGATCTGCTGGGTCTGCCTGAGTGCCCCGACGATCTCGCCGACGCGCACAGGCTCAAGATGCGCGACTCTGCGCTGCGGCTGGGCGTCGAGGCGCAGACCCGCCCCTCGTCGGCGCGTCGCCTGGAGCACCTGGCGGCGCAGCTCGTGTCGCTGGGCTGGGCTGACGGGATCGACCTACCGGCCCCGCGCGAGCGCCGGCCTCTGGGCCGCGCAGTGACCCCGCCCCCTGCGGCAGCCCCGACTGTCGATCGGGCGGCCGCCCTGGCGGCGCTGGGTCTCACCGCCGACGAGCTCGTCGAGCTTGTCGCGCGCCGATCTGCGGCGTCTCCGGTGGGGGCCTTGGTCGGCTCCACCCTGCCGGACGGCGCCGCTTTTCCGGACGGCGACGACACCCCAGCCCCGCGCCGTCGTCGGGGCTGACAGACACCGGAGGTCCCCGTGCCCGCTGCGCAGTACACCCTCGACCTGCGGGGTCCTCTCGAGCTCGTCCGCGGGCAGACCACGACGCTCTCGCCTAAGCTGTTCAGCGAGGCGGCGGCCGAGGTCACCCCGACGAGCTGGACCGGATCCCTCTGGTACGATCAGGCGCAGCTGCTGACCGGCACCGGGTCGGGCGCTGTGGCGCTCGCCCTGGCGATCCCGGCGACCTACGCGCTGTCAGACGACTACGAGGTAAGGTGGTCGATCGTGCACGCGGCAGGCCGGCTCGAGGTCCGGCAGGCGGCGACGGTCTGCCTCTCGGGTCTGTATCCCACACTGACGGCTGCGGAGATCTACGCACGTGCACCGTCGCTGAATCCGTCGGCGACCGGTGCGCTGCGGATCTGGGGCGCTGGTCAGTCGATCCTGACGCTGGCGGCCGAGGCCTGGCGCGACGTGCTGCAGGAGCTGCGCGCTCGGGGCGTGCGGCCGCGGCTGATCACCCAGCCGGAGGATCTGCGGGGCGTGCACCTGGCGCGGACGATGGCGCTGTGCTGGCGCAGCGTGGCGACCAGCCTAAACGACTCGACCTACCTCGAGCACGCGCGCGACGCTGACACTGAGTATCAGCAGCAGTGGGCGCGTCTCTCTCTGCGGCAGGCCCCGCCCGACCAGCGCGACGGCGGAGCGGCGCAGGCTGGCGGTCGTGCTGTGCTCCTGGGCGGCGCGTGGCAGGACTACGCTGCGGGCAGGTACTGGGGCGAGCCTGGGCAGGGTCGGCGTGGGGGTGTCCTGTGAGTCGCTGGGAGGGGTCACTGTCGAGCCTGCGGCAGACCGCGATCGCAGCTCTGGCGGCGCGGTCGGCGCTCGTCGGGGCGGTCGACCAGGAGCCCCCCGATACCGGCGGTCTGGCGCCCGATCCTCTCGTCGCCGGGCGGGTGTTTGTCGGCGTGTCTGCCCTGACTGCGCGGCAGTCGGGGCGGGCCGACACCCCGGCAGAGATGGTCCTCTCGACGATCACACTGACGGCCCGCGGGTACGTGCGCCGGCAGCCGAGCGACCGCACGCGCGTATTTGGCGACGGGGTCGCACACAGCTACGACGAGTGTCTCGACCGCGCCGAGCTGATCCTGCTGGCCCTGTACTACGCGATCCCGGTCTCGACCTCGACGATCGCGGTATTGCAAGAGGAGCAGCTTTGGCGGCTCGAGGTGACCTGTCAGATCGAGTGGACCCCGACGGTCCTCGGGGCCCCGTAGTGGCACGCGATCGGGCGCAGATCTCGGGCCCGCTGGCAGACCCTACGCGCGCGATCGTCGAGATCCGCACACGAGTCACTCAGCTCGTCGCGACCGACGCGACGACGATCTATCAGCAGGCGGATAGCCGCTGGCCGATCCGCACCGGAAAGAGCAAGGCGGCGCTATTTTCGCGCGACGAGTCGAGTGGATCGCTGGTCGTGTTTCGCCTCGGATGCGGGATCGATTATGCGCGATACATCCGGTCGCTGAAGGTGGGCAAAAAATCCGCGGGCGAGTGGCGGCCCGTGCTGACCCGCGAGCTCGGCGACCCCGTCCGCGCAGCCCGGCGCACCCTGGGCCCGCGCGCAGCCGAGATCGCGGCCGAGGTGCTGACCGATCTGTAGGGTCTGCCCTGGCGTGATAGGCTGGGGCGTGGGGGTGCAGCGTGGCCGACTCAGTCGTCTCTCTCGGGCTCGACCTGTCGGCCTTCGATGCGACCCTAAAACAGGGGTTCGACGGGCTCGGCAAGGGCGCGCAAAGAGCCTTAGCGCAAGCCAAGGCGGCAGCCGCGCAGGCGGCGCGCGAGTCGGCTGCGGCCCTGCGGCAGCAGCTCACGCTCCAAGCGCAGGCGTCGCGTGACCAGAGCCGGGCGCAGGCTGACCAGCTGCGGGCAGAGCAGGCCCTGACCCGCGAGACAGAGCGCCGGGCGCAGGCGCAGGCGCAGGCGGCGCGACAGCTGGCAGGCCTGGCAGCGGGCCGGTCTGAGACTGAGAGGCTGACCCACGCCTATCGCGAGCAGATCGCCGAGATTCAGCGGCTGGTAGAGATCACAGGCGATCAGAGGGCGGGGGCTAAGGCTGTCGCGGCTGCTACGGCGCAGTATCAGGCGGAGCTGAAAAAGCAGAACGAAACAGTCAAAAAGACGACAGGCTCGTCATACGCGTTTGGGCAGCAGGTGCAGAGCTTGCGTAAAAACATGCTCGACTTGGCGCAGGGTATCGGCGCGGGGCAGTCCCCGCTGATGGCGCTGCAGCAGCAGCTTCCCGCGATCGCCGAGGCGGCGGTGCAGTCTGGCGACGCGGTCGGGTCTCTGCGTGCGGCGTTCGCGCCCCTGCTGACCGTGGTCAGCGCGATCGCAACACCCCTCATCGTCGCGGCAGTGGCGGCCGCGGCCCTGGGGACTGCATACGTCGTCGTGGCAAATCAGACCGAGGCGGCGTCGACCTCGACGGCGGGGCTGATTCAGCAAGTCGAGGCTAGCCGCGCGGCGCTTGACCGGGCGCGCGCGTCGGCGTCTGCGCAGGCGTCGGCGCTGCGCAGTCTCGCCGAGGGCGCCGCGACGGCCGAGGAGGATCTGGCCGTGCTCGTCGGGACTGCC